ACGATCTTAATAATTCTTTTAACTTCAGGATCTTTTAATAAGTTTTCCCCTTCAATCACATCGGCTTTATCGACCGCCTGACGTAATATAGCTAATTCGCATTCTTCAAAGGACATATTTTTTTTACAGTCTGTCATAATAATATATAGACCGATTAAAAAATTACATTGTGAAATTAACCATAGGTAAATTATATTTCTTACCTTTGAAAGATTGTTCTTTTGGAGGAGGCGTAGGGCACGTAATTTTCGTTTGTTTCATACAAAGATTTGGTGGCTTTTTAATAAATGCACAACCGCCATCGTTAAAGAACTCTAAATAATATTTCATGTTTTTATCTAAATTCTGATAGTTCATACAAACCATTTGACAACCCAATGCTTGATGTACAATAATTGGAACATTTGTATTTATTTCACTCCAATCGGGCATAGTTAAAGCTAAACTTGTTTTGTTTTCAGACTTCATAGTATCTGCATTAGGTGCATACTGAACGTCATGATTACGCAATTGTCTGAAATAAATAGAATTTGATCCTAAATTAACCAATTCATAAAATGGATTATTTTCATCTTTATAATTATCATTTTCCTGATGTGCTAAAATTATAACTTTACCCATCAAAGATTTAAGAGGTTCCATTGATAAATTAGCTGTATGTCCTGTGCTCTCTCGCCCTTCAAATGACCATCTGGCATCAAGTAATTTTCCAGCAAAATTACTTTTAATAGCGGATGTTAGAGGCGGGTATACATCTTTTCTGTTTGATTTTATTCTAAAGTGTAAAAACAAGGGATCGCCTGGATTTGCGCATTTTGCTGATGAAAATGCTAATTGTGATACACGTTGTAAAACTTTATCAATTGGAATACTGTTATATGTTCCTTTAATATTAGGATTTTGAAACGGAGATGCCGCTACAACTGCTTTACCATCAACAGAATATACAGCAAAATCTAAAACTCTAGCGCCGTGAAACAGTATTTCTTCTAAGGGATCGAGTGTTACATAACTATCCTGGAAATCGCCTGCACAACATGAATTATAGCTACTTGCAATATAGAAATTTAATAAAGGATCATTATATTTAGGATCGCTATCATTTATACTTGATAATTGAGGCGCATAGTTTGGTTTATCGTACGCCTTTTCCATCTTATCGACATTTGCAGTTTTCTTGCCTATTTGAGTACGATAATACCAAAATACTCCTAGTATAGTTATTAGAACCCCAATCCAAATATATTGGGATAAAAATCTTTGTGTATTGTTAATAGCTTCTTGATATCTGTCCATGATATTAGTATAATATTTATTTATATTTTAATCTTCACCTAAATAGACACAATTAGAATTTAAACACTTTAAAATAATTGTATATATTATATTAGATAATGCCAGGTGGATTATTACAATTAGTTGCATATGGACAAGCAAATATTATATTAACTGGAAACCCAAAAACGACATTTTTCAAGGCTTCTTATAAGAAATTTACACCGTTCGGGATGCAAAGATTCAGAATTGATTATGAAGGACAGAGAACATTGTCTTTTGACAGTGCTGTTGAAATGAATTTTAAAATACCTCGTTACGCTGAACTTTTATGGGATACTTATATTGTGGTAAATTTACCGGATATATGGAGTCCAATATATTACAGAGAAGATGTATCGGGAAATTATTTACCATATAAATTTCAATGGATAAATGATATCGGATTTGCAATGATAAGACAAATTACCATTCATTCTGGAGGCAGTACTTTGGCTCAGTATTCTGGTGAATGGATGATGAACGCTGTAAGAAGAGATGAAGTTGCCAGACGATCATTGTTGGGAAGAATGGTTGGTGGTGATAATCAAACAAAAGATTTAAGCGATCCCGAAGCTTATTTGGCGAATTATCCTATTGCAATATACGATTCGTAATGTAACACTACTGGGTTAGAACCTTCAATACGAGGAAGACAGTTATATATACCTTTGATGGCATGGTTTTGTTATTCTACTAAAACCGCATTACCTCTTATTGCTTTACAGTACCAAGAAGTACATATTAAAATAGATTTCAATCCAATTAAGGATCTCTTTACAATTTTGGATGTTACACAGAAGACTCCTTGCAATAATTGTACTGGCTCCCCGCTACCATTTGTACCCGAATTAAGATTAGAAAGAAAAGCACCAAACACTGCAAGCGTAACTGATCAGTTATGGAAATTTATACAACCACCTAGTGGTATACCAAAATCGGAAACAGATAATTATTCACAATATTTAAATAGGAGAAATGATTGGAATTCAGATATCCATTTGATAGGAACATATATATTTTTAGGTGAAGATGAAAGGCGAATAATGGCTAAAAAATGTCATTCAATATTGGTTAAAGAACAATATGAATGGGATTATTTGAATATTACCGGTTCAAGAAGAGTTGATATACCTAGTAAAGACATGGTTAGTAGTTATATGTGGCGATTTCGGAGAAGTGATGTTAATAAAAGAAATCAGTGGTTTAATTATTCTAATTTTGAATTTGAAGGTAAACCAGGACAGCCTCCAACGCTTAAAAATATTGATGGTACTACTTTATCACCATTTGGTACAAGCGCAACTGCAAGCAACCCTTTCGGTTTATATAATAGTGGCTGCATGACTATTAAAAATCAAAGAAATATAATGTTGGATATGGCTATTTTATGTGGTCAGGATTATAGAGAAAATGTTTTGGCAGCCGGCGTTTATGCCTATATAGAAAAATGGTATAGAACAACAGGTATATCTAAATATGGTCTGTATTGTTATAATTTTTGTACAAATAGCAATCGTTTAATCTATCAACCAACTGGTGCCCAAAACACAAATAAATGGCAATATATCACGTTTGAATTCAACACAATACAACCTCCGCGAAATCAAGATACTGATACAAATAATGTAGATGTATTATGTGACGCTTCAGGTGCTATTATTGGAGTAAGGAAAGATTTATGGACGCTTAATAAATATAATTTTGATTTGAGGGTTTTTGAAGAAAGATATAATATGATTGAAATTCAAGGTGGTCGTATTGGATTATCCATTGCCCGATAAAAATATACTAAAATTTAATATATTTTTAAATAATTAATTACCACAGTTGCAGTTTTTTAAATTGCAGTTGCAGTTTTTTGAATTACACATACCTTCTCTCCATTTACGTTTACTATAATGATACATAGTGCTTAAAAATTGATAGATTACAAATAAAAGTACAAAAACTGCAAATGTCCCAAACACATTCATATATATACTATAAATATTTTTAATGAAAAAGATCCATTAATGAATTATATGGTCTGGGTAACTTATTAGGGTTTCTTGGATGTCCATTTTTACATTGACAAGGACTACTGCTAAATCCAATGCCTGTTTCTGGTAAATATGGACTTGGTTGACCGTGATGATGTCCGTGACTTCTACCTGATTCTTTATCATGATTATGATGAGGGTTAGTATGTCTTCTATGTTTTTTCTTAATAAAAGCAGTATAATGAGGTCGTCTTACAATTTTAGAGTGAACAGGCATCAAAAAGAATTTTCCAGTTGTAGAATCATAATTTACGCCACCGCAAGCTCTATCAGTTTCACAATGCTCAATTGCATTAGAAATATCATGATATATAGGAGCACCTGGTATTGGTGTTCCTTGGAATGCGTGACCGGGTTCTCTATGAACATCATTACTACTAGGAGGGGTATATCCATATAGATTATTTGTTCTAGAATCCGTATAATGCCTTGGTCCACATTTTGAAATACTAGATGCTTGATTTGTAATGCCTTTATGTTTTTTACCCTTACCTTTATGATGATCCGTATCGCTTTTCATTATTTTGGAAACCTTGTTCAATAATTGTATTTCTCTTTCTAATAATTGATCATTTGCTTTTGGAGAGCTTTTTCTTTTTTGCTCTACTTCTGCAGCATATACGCGCCATACCATTTTTCCCAATACCTCTGCCTCAGAGTCATGAATTCCGGGGGATTTCACTCCACGCTTTTTTGCTTCATCTTTTACAAAATCTTTTCCGATTTCTTCATATACACTTTTTGTTAACGGTAATTGGTCTAATTTATCTGGAATGAATTTTTTATATTTATGCGAGTGACTATCGTCGGGTACACGTCTCCCATGACTATGATGATGTTTGTGTTGAGTTCCACCAGGTCCTAGTAAATGCTGAGTGCCTCCTGGTCCTAATTTATGACCATGTTTATGA